CGTCATCGGTGTCGCGGCCACGGACGCAGCGGACGGCGACAAGGTCCTTGTGCTCGTCGGAGGCGTCGTCAAGGTGACGGCATCCGCAGCGATCGCCGCCGGCGCCCTCGTCGTTTCGGCGGCCGCAGGCAAGGTCGCGACCATCGCGTCGAACACGTTCGACAAGCTCATCGGCCGCGCACTCACCGCGGCCTCCGACGACGGCGACGTCATCGAAGTTCGACTCGGCGTCTGACGCCAGGAAGCAGAGGAACATCATGGGCTACACCTACCCCGCACCCCCCGCCTCAACCGACGGCGAGAACATCGACGTCCACCACCTTCTGCAGACCCCGACCGTGCTCGCCCGGCGGATCCGAGGGCTGCTGGACCGCGCGTACATCGCGGACGCGCTCCTCACCGGCCGCTACACGGCCGTCGGCGGATCGATCCTGTACGAGATCGACGAGCCGTTCGAGTCGGACACCGACCCGGAGGCGATCAACCCGGGCGGCGCCTACCCCCTGACGGGGCTCACCTCCGGCGAGATCGCCGCGGCGAAGACCGTCAAGTGGGGCCAGGACGCGGTCGTGACCGACGAGGCGATCTCGCGACTCGGCATCGACCCGGTCAACCGCGGTTTCTCCAAGCTGGTGAACCGCTCGGTGGGGTTCGTCGACGGGACCGCTCTCGCAGTGATCGCCTCCAAGGTCACCGCCACCTGGGACGTCACGGGCAGCTCCGGAGCGAACGGTGGCGCGTGGACCACGGGCGACGCGATCGTGTCCGGCGCGCTGCAGGCCAAACAGTCCGTTATCGACCTCGAGGAGGGCTACGTCCCCGACATGATCGTCCTCCGCGGCGCGCAGTGGGCCAAGGCGATGGCGCTCTTCGTCAAGGCAGGCATCCTGCCCCGCGAGGGCGCCAACCCCGTCGTGTCCGGCGAGTGGCCGAACGTGCTCGGGCTCACCTGGCTCACGTCGCCGCACGTGCCGGCGACCGACCCGATCGTGCTCGACTCGGAGCAGCTCGGCGGCATGGCCGACGAGGTCATCTCCGGGCCCGGGTACACCCGTGCGCAGGGCATCGGCGTCGAGACCAAGTCGATCCGCGACGACGACAACGACCGGTGGAAGCTGCGCGCGCGTCGCGTGACGGTGCCGGTCGTCCGCGAGGCGGCTGCCGCCGTCAAGATCACGAACACGGGCATCTGATGCCCGCGCGGAAGCCCACGGGCTACAAGGTCATCGCCGCGGCCGCGGTCATCCGCAAGGGCACATCGGAGCGGTACCTGTACCGCAACGCCGTCGTGCCTGTGGATGCGCTCGACGAGGAGAACGCGAAGCACCTGCTGAGCGCGAAGCTCATCGAGCCGGTTTTCCCCTCCGAGAAGGAGACCGCCGACGCGCAGGCCAAGGAGGCCGCGGCCGCCAAGGCCAAGGCCGACGCGGATGCCGCGAACAAGAAGGCCGCGGACGACGCGGACAAGAAGCAGACGCCGCCGGCGTCCTGACACCAGTAGGGGGCGATGAAGCATGCCAATCACACACAGCATGATCGGTAGCGACGAGGACCTCGCGCGCCGTGTGCTCGTGCGGGCACGCAACATCGCCCCCTGCATCGACTCTTTCGCCGACGACAGCGAGGAGCAGAAGGACGCGATCGCGATCCTGAAGGGCGTCATCGCCGAGATCCCAGCCGCGGGTTCGCGGCGGGTGAGGTCGAAGAGTCGCAACGGCACGTCGATCAGCTACAACGACATAGGAGGCGCGTTCACCTCCGACGACGTCACCGCCCTGCAGTCGCTGTGCTCTACGGTCGGCGGCCCTGCCGATCCCGTCGGGAGCTTCCCGACGTCGCGGCCGTTCGCCACCGTGTGGCCCGAGCTCGAGGACTACACGTCGTGAGCTGGGACGACGGGTTCTTCTACCCGCACACGGTCAAGGTGCGCGAGCCCATCACTGGGGGGATGGGCACGACGTACGGAGCCTCTCGCGACGTGCCGTGCGAGGTGCGGGACGAGCAGCGGCTCGTGCGCGCGGCCGACGGCAGCGAGGTCGTCTCGTCATCACAGGTGACCATCCCCTCGACCGAGTACGTTCCACTCGGCTCCCTCGTCACGGTCTGGCCAGGGACCTCAGCGGCGCGGGAAGCGACGGTGCTCGCGATCGGGCGCAACGAGAACGACGTCGATATGGACTCGTTCGTCGTGCTCTCGCTGACCTAGAACGCCCAGGGGGCGAAACGCAAGATCAGCCACCCGATCGTGAGCGCCAGCCCGACGTAGCCCAAGGCGAGACCCAGCTTCGTACGCGCCTCTGATGATCGCGCGATGGCCAAGTGCCCGATGATGATCGCCGCAATCGAGGCGACGAAGGCAAGTGGAGCAGCGAGCAACCCGACCCACGGAAGCACGCTCATCAACGCTAGTGCGGCTGCTGCGATGCCAGTCACAAGCGTGGGGATCGAGAGCGGGCTGCTCGCCTGAGTACTTGTCATGAGCCGTACCCTACCGAAAGGCCTAGCCGTGCGCATCTACACGCCCGTGCTCTCCGTGCTCGAGAAGGCCACGCAGGACGGCCTCCGCGACGCTGGCAAGGTGCTGCTGAAGCGTGCCCGCGAGCTCAGCCCCACCGCCACCGGAGCGTCCGACAAGTCTGGCTTCGTCCGCATCGACGATCTCACCCTCCAGGTCGGGTTCACGTCCTTCATCTCGCGCCTGCAGCACGAGAACCTCGACTGGCAGCACGAGAATGGCCAGGCGAAGTTCCTCGAGGCCGCCGGCGAGGAAGTCGACGTGGAGGAGTTCATCGCCGCTCGCGTGAGGAAGGCGCTCGATGGATGACGTCGAGCTGACGACTCTGATCTGCGAGCAGCTCGCCACCATCCCTGACTGGGCTTGGCGCCCCGAGGGTCCGGCCTACCTCGATAGCGAGGTCGGGATCTTCTACGGCCCACTCGGCGCGAGCCCCGACCGGGCGGTCGGTGTGCGGGTCTACGGCACGACCGACAACGAGCGCGAGCACTTCCATTCCCGGCGTGTGCAGCTGCGGTTGCGCGGCCCCCGCGGCCGGCCGGACGGCGCCGACGTGCTCGCGGGCCTCGCGTTCGGGGCTCTCCAAGGACTCTCCCGCGTGGGAGGGATCAGCGACGCAAGTCGTCTGTCCATGGCTCCTGCGGGTGCCGACGAGAACGGTCGCCACGAGCGCACCGAGAACTACACCATCATCCTCGACAATCAGGAGGCTCTCTCATGAGCAACGCAGTTCCCCTGCCCGCTGGCACGACGCTCGGCAAGAGCTTCGAGTACGGGCTCGACGTCAACCTCGGCACCACCGCGTCGCCGAACTGGCAGCCGGTGCGACGCATCAGCGGCTTCAACCCGACCCCCACGCCGACCACGCAGGACGCCCAGACCTACGACGACCTCGGCGCGCAGAACAGCGACGTCACCGGATGGTCGTGGGCGCTGGCGTTCAACGCGCAGGTCAACCGCGCGGTCTCCACGGGCCTGTACCTGTCTGAGATCGAAGCGCTCCTCGCGCGCACGAAGCCGACCGCCAAGGGCGAGTCGGCCGTCATCGAGGTGCGCTGGTACCACAAGCCCGAGACCGGCGAGCCGAACCCGACCGACGCCGGACGCGGCTTCGCGACCGTGTCATACACGCGCCAGAACACCGGACCCGAGGGCACCATCGAGGTGCTCGCCTTCACCCTCACGGGCAAGGGCCCGTACGAGGTCATCGAGAACCCGTTCGCCGGGTGGGATGTCGCAGCGCCGTCGATCTCCACGGTCACCGCGGCACCGCCAGCGACGAACCCCGCGGCCTCGGGCGAGCAGGTCATCATCACCGGCGTGAACTTCACGGGCACGACCGGCGTCACGATCGACTCGATCGACATGGATTCGTTCACGGCGATCAGCTCGACCACCATCGTCGCGGTGCTCCCGACCGACGACGCGGGCACGGTCGACGTCGTCGTGACCACGCCCGAGGGCGCGTCGGCCGCGCTCGCCTACACGAGGGACGCGTAGGCGGTGGGCGCCGTCGACTTCAGCGAGTGGGCGGCGCCCGCTCTCAACCTCGAGTATCGGGGCCACGTCTACGAAGTGCAGCCGCCCTCGGTGGAGGCTGCCAAGAAGATCCTCGCCGCCGCTGTACGCGGCGAGGTGAAGCTTGGTCTCGTGAAGGCGGAAGTCCCCGCCGAGATCCAGGCCTACCTCGACAAGATCGGGCCCGACGACCACCCGGCTCTCGGTGCCGACGTGTACGCGCGGATGGTCGCCGACGGGCTTCCACAGGTCACGATCGATCGGATGGCGTACTACGCGACGTTCTACTGGGCCCGTGGTCGCGAGTACGCCGACATGCTCGCGAAGATCCTGTGGCTGCCGCGCGAGGTGGAGGCTGAGAGGTCTGGTGGTGCTGGCCCAAAAGGCTCGTCACGGCGGAGGACTGGGCGCCGTACGGCATAGGCGCCCCCGACGCTGACGGATGGTATCCGGACTACCGAACGCCGCCCGCCCACCTCAGGCCCGAACCCGCCACACAGCCGGCCGAGGCGAAGAGTGCCGAGATCGACGGTTCACTGCTGGCGATCGTCACTCACTGGCGCCTGGTCGTCGCCGAGCTCGCGGAGCGCGGCATCGACTTGTACGACCCGGCTGTGCTGGCGCGGCCCTGGCTTGGGGTGCGGGCGGTGATCTTCTCGCTGCTGGACTCGAACACGCGCCTGCGGGCGGTACTCACCCGGAGGTGACTCATGGCTCTACGCGCTGCCGAGCTCGAGCTCCTCTTCACCGCGAACACCACGCAGGTGGACCAGGCGGAGAAGAAGGTCCAGGCGACCGGGAAGAAGATCGAGTCCAAGCCGATCACGGCCAAGGTCGACGCTGACGAGAAGGGCGCGCTCGCCGGCATGGGCCGGGTTGAGCAGGCCGCGAAGAAGCTCGTCTCAGCGGACACCGCGATCAACCTCGATGTCAAAATCGCCGGCGCCGAGCGCAACCTCGACCGCACGAAGCAGCGCCTCGAGGAGCTGGAGGCGCTCGCCCTGGGTGGCCTCGACGTGACGGCCGATGTGCGGCGCGCTGAGGCGAGCCTCTCGAAGTTCGAGCGGCAGCTGAGCGGCCTCACGAACGCCCGTCAGATGATCGAGGTCGACGCGAACACGGAGCCTTCGGAGGCTGCCCTCAAGCGTCTGCGTCGCGTCTCGGGTGAGGCCGGCGCTGAGGCTGGGGATGAAGCGGGCGAGGAGTTCGGCTCGAACATCGTCGCTGCGCTCGTCAGCATTCCCATCGCCGGTGCTGTGATCGGCATCGGCGTGGCTGCCGGCAAGGCTCTCATCGACGGCCTCAACGACGGTCTGCAGCAGGAGGTCAGCTACGACCGCCTGCAGGCCCTCACTGGGATCAGCGAGGCGGATGCACTGCGTCTCGGCCGCGCGGCCGGCGAGGCGTACGCGAACAACTTCGGCGAGTCGATCGAAGCGAACATGGACACTGCGCGCCTGGCGCTGCAGTTCGGACTCATCGACGAGGAGTCGACGACGCGGTCCGCGCAGCGAGTGGTGCAGAGCCTGTCGGGTATCGCCGACGTGCTGGGCGAGGACATCCGCCCGGTGGCCACTGCTGTCACGACGTTGCTTAGTTCGGGCATCGCGAAGTCCGCGGACGAGGCTTTCGACCTGCTCGCTGCCGGCGCCCGTGAGGGCGTGAACCGCAGCGAGGATCTGCTCGACACGATGACGGAGTATCCCGTCGTGCTCAAACGCCTTGGCCTCTCGGGTGAGGAGTTCCTCGGCCTGCTGAATCAGGGTCTCGAGGCTGGAGCGCGGAACAGTGACGTCGCTGCGGACGCGCTCAAGGAGTTCCAGATCCGCGCGACCGATGCGTCGGAGGCTTCCTCTGACGGCTTCCGTCGTCTTGGCCTCGACGCCGAGGAGATGACGGCGAAGATCGCGGCGGGCGGAGAGTCGGCACGCGCAGGTCTCGAGCTCGTGCTCGAGCGACTGCGTGAGACCGAGGATCCTGTGGTGCGCAACGCGGCCGCCGTGGAACTCTTCGGCACCAAGGCTGAGGACCTCGGCGAGGCACTGTTCGCGATGGATCTCTCGAGCGCCGTCGACGAGCTCGACGGCGTCACCGGTGCAGCGGAGCGCATGTTCGACACGCTCGCTGACAACGACGCAACCAAGATGGAGGCCGCGCAGCGCAACATCGAGATCGCCTCGGACGGCATCAAGGGCGCCCTCGCGCAGGCCTTCTCTGAGCCTCTCGGCGAGCTCGCCGACTTCGTCTCCGAGAACCGTGGCCCCGTCCTGCGATTCCTGCTCGACATGGCCAACGGCGCGATCGACTTCGGCATCTCCATGATCAACGCGACCGCGGACAGCACCGAGGCCATCGGCGCCTTCCTGGCTGGCCCGGGTGCTGACCTGGTCGACATCCTCATCCGCGTCCAGAAGTCTGCGAACCCATTCGCTGACGTGTCGGGGCTCGAGGATCTGCAGACGGAGATGCGCGGGCTCGACAGCGTCACGTCGGCGACCGCCGACACGATGCGCCGGCAGCTCATCGAGCAGGGACTCGAGCCCGCCCGCGACCGCCTCAACGAGTTCGGTGAGGGCGCCGTAGCCATGGGGTTCCTCAACGACGCCACGCGTCGCCTCGCGGGAGCCCTCGACCAGGTCGGGTTCGACGCGGAGGGCGCAGCCTTGTCTCTCGGCGACGTCGACACGGCGAACCTGAACACGTCGAAGTCGGGTCGCGAGCTCGAGCAGCAGATCCGCGACGCGATCGTGGCGCTGCAGGACGAGCAGGTCGCAGCGTCCGAGGCAGGCGAAGGGCAGGCGGCGCTCGCTGAGCGTTACAACGCCGGCACCGAGGCTCTCGTCGCGCAGATGGTCCAGATGGGCCTCACCGAGGATGAGGCGCGGTCGCTGATCGACACCGTGCTGCAGACGCCGGCATCGGCGACTACGGAGTTCGAGTCGAACGCTCCCGAGCGGGAAGGTGAAGTGCAGTCCCTCGCGGACCGCATCACCACCCTTCCCGACGGGACTGTCGTGATCGACGCAGACACCGACACGGCGCAGCGCGAATTCGAGCGCTTCATGCTGGCCAACTCGGGCCGCATCATCAACGTGACGGCCAGGGTTTCGGGCGGTGGCGGCAACCCGGGCGGTGGCGGTGGCGGAGTCCGGTTCGGCGGCATCGTCGACTTCATGGCGAACGGTGGCATCCGTGACCTCTTCACGCCGATGTCGCCGGTCGCGCAGATGGTGCCGCCGAATACGTGGCGAGTGGTGGGCGACCGCATGGACGTGTCCGAGTCGTACATCCCTCACGACGGTTCGGCACGCTCGATGGCGATCCTGCTCGAGACGATGCGCCGCATGGGCGTCACGGCGATGGCCAACGGTGGCGTTGTCGATGGTCAGAGGCAGCCGATGTCGCGTGCGGCGTTGCGTCCGTCAACTCAGGAGGTGGGATTCACCTCGTACGCCCTGCGGCAGCTCGCCGACGTTCTCGTCGCTGCGCTGCGCGCGCAAGCTTGGAGAGGTGACGCCTGATGGCCACGAACCGCCTCGTCCAGGGGATCTCGACGCCCACGGTCGACTTCTACCTGCAGGCAGACGAGATCTCCAACGACGTCGACGACAACGACCACGTCGTCCGCTGCTACATCAAGGCCGTGAACCGAGGCAACAGCTCGACCTTCTACGGCTTCACGAACGCATCCGTGACGGCGTCGGTGAACGGCAACGGTTTCGGGGTGTCGGGCTCCAGCGCGCAGCTGGCTTCCGGCACTCCGAACGGTGGCACGTTCTGGACCGCGGGCCCGTTCGACATCACTGTCGATGGAAACCCGGACGGTACGGCGACCGCGAACCTGACGCTCGTGGTGTCGTACCCGAACGCGAGCGGCACGGGCGGATCGAAGTCGGGCAGCTTCGCACTCCAGACGCTCATCGCGTTGCCGGGCGTGCCGGACGACCTCAGCTTGGTGCGGAACTCGGACACGCAGGCCGCCTTGTCGTGGGACAACAACGGGCCATCGAACGGGCAGCCGACGTCGAACCAGGTGCGCACGTCGATCAACGGCGGTGCCTTCGCGCAGGTCGCCTCCGTCTCGGCGACCGAGTCGCTGGTGCTGTCGACCGCGCCGAACCGGAAGACCGTCGCGCAGGTTCGGGAGACGAACAGCGCGGGCTCTGCCGCCTGGTCGGCATCCTCGAACCCGATCTACACGACGCCGGGCGCCCCGACTAGTGTGACTGCGACGAAGGATGCCGAGCTCGACATCACCGTCGCGTGGACTCCGACTGTCGCGTTCTCGGAGCACCAGCACGTCGTCGAGTTCTCAACCGATGCCGGGGACACGTGGACCGAGCTCGCCACAGTCGCCGTGGGCACGACGTCGTACAAGCACGTCGACCCGAACGCGGCGCTGGTGCACGTCTACCGGGTGCGGGCGAGGAACACGGCGACGCCGAACCTCACCAGCGCGTGGGTGGAGTCGAACTCGGTGCAGCTACTCGCTGCTCCAAACAAGCCGACTCTCTCGGGCCTGCCGAGCTTTGCTGACAAGGCGGCCGAGCTGCTCGTGTCGTGGACCCACAACCCGGTCGACACGACCCCGCAGACGGCATACGAGGTCGAGTACTCGACCAACGGCGGCAGCTCGTACACGTCCACGGGGAAGGTGACAGACACCGACTCGGAGTGGGCTGTCGCGGCCAACACCTACTCGGCCGACGACGAGCTCACCGTGCGCGTGCGCACGTGGGGCGAGGCGACATCCGGCGGCTCAGACGGCACAGGCGCGTCGCCGTGGTCGGATGCCGACACCGTGACGTTCAAGACCCGCCCCGTCGTGACGATCGATGGGCCCGCGGACGAGTCGACGTACGACCAGGCAGACCTGGTGGTCGAGCTCGGCTTCTCGCAGGCGGAGTCCGCATCGTTCGTATCGGCGACGATCGTGCTCTCAGAGGGCGTGACGGTCCTTGAGACGCGGGAGTCGACGACGCTGGCGGCAACGCTCATGAGCGTCGACGTCGCGGATGGCGGCACCTACACGCTCAGCGTGACCGTGCTGGACTCGCACGGCATCACCTCGAGCGCGGTCGAGTCCACGTTCGATGTCGAGTACACGCTGCCGGTGGCCGCGACGGTCACCGCTTCGTTCGATGACGCGTCAGCCACGGCGGGGCTGTCGGTCACGATCCCGGAAGCGGGTGTCGGCGAGGTCGCCGCAGTGGCGGTGTCGATCTCGCGCGTGATCGACGGAGTCCGGGAGACCCTCTACTCGAACTTCCCGATCTCGGTGGGGACGACGACCTTCCGAGACATGACGCCGGCTAGCAACGGCTCGAACGAGTATCGGGTGCGGACCATCTCGGCCGACAACGCGACAGCTGACACCGAGCTCACGCTCGAGACGACCGATGCGAAGTGGGTGTACCTCTCGACGGGGCCCCAGTTCGAGCACATCGTGCGATTCTCCCGCGGCCTCGTGACCGGGGCAGCTCCCTACCGTGAGCGCGTCCTGCGCGCGATGGCGGGGAGGGCTCGCCGGGTGGCGCTCTTTGGCCCACTGCAGTCCCTGACCGTTTCGGGAACGGCGACGGTCCTGACGGCGGAGATGAAGGCTGCGATGGGCGACGGCGGCTCCACCGTCGACGAGATCGAGGAGTTCCTGCAGACGGCGGATCGTGTCTGCCTCAGAGATCCGATCCGGCGCATCTTCGGCACCGTGGAGGGAGAGCTGGTGAATCGCACCGGGGTGAGCGCTGAGCTGGAGTACACAGTGGAAGAGGCGTCATGATCCCCGTCCCTGCCGGCGTGCTGCCGGTCGTCGATGCCTCGACGCGAGCCGTGCTGTACGGGTCTCGGCAGACGTCTTTCCGGTACGAGTTGCTTTCTCACGATCCCTCCACGGGTGTCGACTCGCTGGCAGGGTTCCTCGACGGGGTCGACCCCACCTCGGGTCGGCTGAAGTGGGAGTCTGGCGCGTCGGTGAAGAAGTCGGGAACGCTGTCAGTCACCGACGTCTCCGTCGCGAAGGACGGGTCGACGGCGATCGCCGGCGTCAACCTGCTGACCGCCCGCATCCGGCCGGTGCGAGTCATCGAGGGGCTGCCGGAGACCCCGCTTGGCGTCTACCTCCTGAGCGCCTCGCCCGAGCAGTGGTCGGGTACGGGCCGAACCTACGACGTCGTCATGCACGACAAGTCGACTGTGCTCGAGCAGGACGCGATTGAGGAGTCGTTCACGGCGGGCACCGGGGAGCCTGTCCTGCAGATCGTCGCTGACCTGATCGCTTCGGCCGGAGAGACGATCTCCTTCGACGGTTCCGACACGACCACGCTGTCGTCGCCGGCGACG